AAGGCACTAGCAGGGGTCGCTTTGATCAGTTTGGCAACGCAATCAGCATTCAGATAAACACAGCGGCTACAGATGGCAAGCAACTTCTTCATGAAATGAACAGGGCGCTAAGGGATCAGGGCAGCGACGTAATCATACGATGACACTACTAGCCGATTTTGACATAGCAGAAGACCTAAAGGTCGAGTTCTACATACCCGATAACGCTGCAAACCTATTTATTATAGGAGTGTCAGATCTAGGCGGCACTAACGTCTTAGCAGGAGCAGGGTGGTTTATTATCGGTGTTTCTGACATTGGCGGCGCAGATGTTCTAGCAGAAGGCGCTTATGCTTTTGACTGGCAGAACTTGAATTGTGATGTTGCAAACGTGAAGACCGAGCTAGGCGGCTCAGTAGAAAACATGACCTACTTTCAAGCGCAACCTTCTACTGCTGCAATCGCCTTACAGAGCTACACCTACGACCCGACAAACAACAGGACTATAAGACCTGGCACTCCGGTCAGGGTAAGACTAAACAGAGCAGAACTAGACGAGGTTATCTTCTCAGGATTTATAAATACCGTAGATGTTTCGTACACCGTTGACGGGCTAAACCTAATAAGCATCTCAGCGTTAGATAGCTTCAATAAGGTAGTCACTACTCGACTAGCTGAATTTGATACAACTACAGACTTCCCAGATGGCTACGCCTCGCCTTATGAGGTAATCGAGAAGGTTGCCGAGGGCTTTGGTACAAGCATGTACGCGCTTAGCAGCGAAACAACGGGCAGAATACCTAGTGTGTTAGCAACAGATGTCATACCTAATTACTTTTTGTCGGACGCGATACAGGTCGGACTAGGGTTCTTTTGGATAGACCCTTCTACGCAGGAGTTTGTTTTCATTCCTCGCCCGGTCATAGCCGCTATTCCAGATGGCACTTACACTATCGGCAACTCACACGAAGAAGATCTGCACCTATGTATGAGCGATCTTATAGTCCAAGGTGAGTACGATGATGTTTACAACTCGCTCAGGGTCGCGCTAAAGACAGATGATGCAACTTATGTAATTAGGCAGGATCAGGATTCAATAGACCTATACGGCGTAGCAGCGATAGACGTACAGATAGATACCACCGACATAGACCAACTAAACGTATGGGCAGATAGAGTTTTCACTCAGTACCCCACTCGATTAGTAAAAAGTGTTACCACTCCGGCAGTAGACAGAAACAACAACTTGACACACGCTGCGGAGATTATGCCAGGTGAAGTGATAGGTGTAAAATACGTCACTTCAGAGCTAAACATAGACAGCTACTATTCGGTTGCTAAGGTGATTCACACAATAGACGTAAACAATTGGTTCACTAGACTAGAGCTATGGAAAGAGGCATAAATGGCATACAAGACATTCGCTAACGGATTCCCACTTCCAGCGAGCGACCTAAACAATTTTCTAATGAATCAGAGCGTTATTGTGTTCGCAGATGCAGCGGCTAGAGGCACTGCAATCCCTAGCCCGGTCGAAGGTATGCTCACTTACCTCCAGGACACTAACGCCTACGAGAGCTGGAACGGCTCGGCTTTTGTAAACATAAACGACAACACAGACGCAATTCCTAAAAGCACAGTTACAACCTCACAAGACCTAATAGTGGCAGACGGAGCTAGTTCGGTCACTCGCTTAGGTGTAGGCGCAGATGATCAGATTCTTAGTGTTGTAGCCGGAGAAGTTTCTTGGGCAGATCCAGTTTCAAGTGTGATTACAACTGAAGGCGATTTAATAGTTGGAAACGCTTTAGGCGAAGAATCGCGCATAGGTATTGGCTTAACTGGAAAGCTGCTTTCTTCAGACGGAACGACAGCAGTTTGGACAGATCCCCCTGCCGCCCCTTCTCTTACTCTTTTAGGTACTTTAAATATGACTGGTGTAAGCACTGCAACAGTTTCTTCTATTAGTCAAGATTATAAATATTTAAGAATTGAAGGCACAGGCTTTACTAATACCTCTTCTTCCGTTAAGCAAATAAACATCAGATTTAATTCCGATACAGGGACAAATTACTTTACTTCTAACTCAGCCTCATATCAAAGCTTTAGTTATAACGGCTCAGCTATAAACGCAACGTTCCAAATAAGTGATACAACTACTTCAGCCGCAATTGTTGCTGAAATTCCTCACTACAACAAAACAAATGTAAAAAAGTTTATAGAAGGAACTCACCAATCTAATGCGGGTGGAGGCCCTGTCAATTACATGGTGTATTTTAGAGGCGCATGGAACAACACCGCCGCGATTACTTCTATAACATTTTACACTTCTTTTACAGCTTTCACTGCAGGTGAATTTAAAATATATGGAGTAAACTAATGCCCAGCAAAGACCATCTTATTCTTGACCTAGCAACAAATCTAACTACTTACTCAACAATTTCAAAAGAAGAAATGCAGACTCGGGAAGCGGATCAGTTACGCCTAGATTCTCTGAGACAAGAAAAAGCAGAAGCCCGCTCAGCAGCAGAAGCAAAGCTTATAGAGCTAGGGCTAACAGTTGAAGACCTGAAAGCCCTACTAGGCTAATGTCAGAGCAGATACCGAGAAGCAGCACACAGCAGCAGTTACTACTAAAGCTAGTAGGTGACATGGCTGACGTAAAAGCCGGGTTTAAGATGCTGCAAGATCACGAGGACAGAATCAGGGAGCTAGAAAAGGCTCGCTGGCAGACAGCCTGGGTTACTGCTTTTGCTTCTGCTGCCCTAACTGCTCTAGCTGTGACGGTTGTTTCTCAGGTTGCTCTATGAGATACCCACTTCCCAAAGCAAGCATCACAGCACTCTATGGAGCTACAGCTAACAGGAGTACCCCACATCGAGGCTTAGACTTTGGCGCAGCGACAGGCGCTTGGATCACAGCACCGGAAACAGGCACAATAGTAGTAAACACTTGGAGCGATGTTCTAGGAAATTGCCTAGTTTTGCGCTTCTGGCATGAGGGTAAAGACATGCCTATGTATCTAGGCTTCGCTCACTTGAAGGTAAAGAGCAAGCATAAGGTCGGCACTAAAATCTGGGAAGGTAATAAGTGGTTCGCAGCAGTTGGGAATACTGGCAGCGCATCACGCGGTAGCCACTTGCACCTAACCTACGGAGACACGCCTAAGCACATCTTCTACGGTCAGACATTCGACCCACTAGCCCTATTGGAAAGGTACGCAAAATGAGATTCAACCCCCAGATTAGAAAAGCAATCTATGCAGCAGTAGCCGGACTAGTGCCGCTTCTGGTAATTGCCGGGATAGTTACTGGAGAGCAATCGCAGCAGATACTTAGCAGCGTTGCAGCAGCCCTAGCATTCTTCGCTTCAGTAATGGCAGTAAAGAACACCGAGGTAAACAACCCCGAAGAATACGAGGACGTAACCGAGGGAATAGAGCCTCCACACATTCCAGGTGTCTAACTTTTTACACCCTTCTCGGACTACTTTTTACACTAGCCTCGAGCGTTTCGCAATCTAGCGCGTTGCCTAGTGTTAACGCCTCCCCAGATACCATGCTTCTCATCATTCACTAAAGCAAACTCTAGACACAGAGACCTAACCGGGCAGATCTTACAGAGACTAATCGCAGACCTGAGGCTAGTATTTGGAACGCCTCCTTCTGGAAACCAAGCATCGGGGTCAGAGGTTTGGCAGGCGGTTGCCCCTGTCTTTCTAATGCCTTCTGCTAGTGCAGTGAGAGCTTGTTCTGAGTTCATGCCTAAACAATAACTGCAATTATGTCGCGCTGCTTTGCTATGCTCCAAAACATGATCACAGTAAACAAGACAATCGCCAAACTAGGCGGCACTCTAATCGGCACACACCCGGCAGGATCTACTGAGTGGCATGCTCAGAGATCTCACGCAATCGGCGGCAGCGACATAGCACCGATAATGAATAAATCCCCCTGGACTAGCGCGGTCTACTTATGGGCGCAGAAGTCTGGCTTGCTATTGCCTACAGAAGGCACAATGGCTATGAAGCTAGGAAACTACTTCGAGCCTGCAATCGCTCGGCTATTCGGTGACATGCACCCACATCTAATAGTTCACACTGGGGATTACACCTACGAGTCACAAAAGAACCCGTCATTCCACGCTAACCCAGATGGCGTTATTGAAGACGAAGATGGCAGGTTATACATTCTTGAGATCAAATTCTCTAGAAACGCTATGCCTATCTTGCCGGAGCATTACAGGCTTCAAGTTCTTTGGTACATGATCGTGACAGGCTTGCATAGTCCCGGTGTACTCTGTGCAGTCGCAGGAGGCGAATACAGGGAGTTTACAGTGGAGTATGACCCGATAGAGGCTGAGGCACTTATGAAGGCGGCAGAGAGCTTCCTAGAGCTTGTGAGGACAGGAGAGCAGCCAGACATAGAAGGCAGCGATTCTACTTACAGCGCAATTAGGATTCTGCATCCGGACATAGAAGACACAGAGATAGAAATAGACCCCGAGGAATACCGACTTCTGCAATCAGCATTAGAGCAAGAAAAGTTCTGGAAGCAGCAGGCAACACTTAGAAAGTCGGTCATTCAAAGCAGCATGAAGGGCGCTAAGTACGGCTATGTAGATGGTGAAAACGTTGTAATGTTACAAAGCAGATCTGGCGGCGCGCCTTATCTTAAAATCACAGGAGGGTAAAAATGGGATTCATGGACAACTACGAGCCAGTAGCAGACCGCATAGCAAAGTTCTGGGAGAAGCACCCAAACGGCAGAATACACACGGAGATAAAGCTAATCAACGAAACAGAAATCGTCATAATGGCAAGTGTCTACACTGACCGGGAAGACATGAGGGCAGCAGCTATTGACTTTGCCCAGGAGACAAGAAACTCAAGCCCAATAAATAAGAACTCTTTTGTTGAGAACTGTGCCACAAGCGCAATAGGGCGCAGCTTATCCACGCTCAATTTTTCTAGCAAAAAAGACGGTCACGTTGTAAGACCTAGCGCGGAGGAAATGCAGGCAGCCTCACAGGAGGCTTTGGCGGTATCTCTAAAGGGGTTTGAGGGTCGCGCAAGTGTCCTAGCCCTCAGTAGTGATGTTGAAGGGCTTAGAGAGCTATACAGCGACGCCAAGCTTCATGGAATGCCTAAGCGATTCCTAGAGCAGATTACAGAGATGGCTAAGGCAGTAGATACAAAGTGAAAGCGAAGGGGACATAGCCCACAGATAGCTATGCCCCCGGTAGTAATTCTATCTGACAGACAGGAGAATCATGGATCAGGAAACAGACTGGAAAGAGTTCACTGAGCGGACTTGGCTAACGGGTTACAAACGCGGCTATGGTCATGGTCGCGAAGACATGAGAAAGCAGCTCACTTTTGAACTTTGGGATTTCAGGAAAAAGATACTTTTGACCGATACAGATCTCGCTGAAACGATAGAAATCTGCATCGACAGATTAGAAAAATTAAAATAAGATACATCTTCTATATATAGATATATATATAAGCATTATTAAAGGTTCTATATATAGACATTTAACT